CTTGCAATTCGATGGGCTGCAAGAAATGGACATATCGAAGTTGTAAAACTTTTATTAACGGATAATCGTGTTGATCCCAGTGATTATTATAATGCTGCAATTCGATATGCTGGAGAGTATGGACATCTGGAAGTTGTGAAGCTCTTATTAGCAGATCCGCGTGTCGATCCCAGTGATTATCACAATTATGCAATTCGATATGCTGCAGATTATAAACAGCTTAAAGTTGTGAAGCTCTTATTAGCAGATCCGCGTGTCGATCCCAGTGATAATGAGAATCAGGCAATTCGATATGCTGCATATTATGGACATTTCGAAATTGTAAAGCTTTTATTAACGGATTCGCGTTTCGAATTCAGTGCTAATGCTAATTATGCAATTATATATGCTGCAAGGTATGGACATCTGGAAGTTGTAAAGTTATTATTAGCAAATCCGCGTGTCGATCCCAGTCATAATGATAATAGAGCTATTCGAAAAGCTGCAAAATATGGACATATCGAAGTTGTAAAGCTCTTATTAACGGAATCGCGTGTCGATCCCAGTGATGATCATAATAGAGCTATTCGAGAAGCTGCAAAATATGGACATATCGAAGTTGTAAAGTTGTTAATAACGGATTCGCGTGTCGATCCCAGTGATGATCATAATAGAGCTATTCGATGGGCTGCAAGGAGTGGACATCTTAACGTTGTAAAGCTCTTATTAAATGATCCGCGTGTCGATCCCAGTGATGATCATAATGATGCAATTCGAAAAGCTGCAAAATATGGACATATCGAAGTTGTAAAGTTGTTAATAACGGATTCGCGTGTCGATCCTAGTGATCGGAATAATTGGACAATTCGAGATGCTGTAAGGTATGGACATCTTGAAGTTGTAAAGTTATTATTAACGGATTCACGTGTAATGATAAAGAAACCCAATTTTGTAATCGGAGATGCTATAGAATATACACAATTCGAAATGTTACAATTTTTATTAGAGAATAAAAAAATAGATCCAAGTTGTAATAATAATAGGGCAATTAGATTAGCATCATTAAAAAAATATATCGATATTGTAAAAACCTTATTAGATGACATTCGAGTATCTTCAAAATTATCAAATCGCAATATAATGAAATATAAAAATATAGGCCAACTCAGTTAATTACGTACATACTTTGTATACATTTGTATCTTAAATAAGATGCAACTGTGGTGATTTCGTGTTCATAATTAACTGAATTGGCCTATAGTAAATATTGATATTTAAATAAACAAATTTGTTTATTTAAATATAAGTAGCGATCATTCTTATTGATACATATTTTTATTCGCGGAAATTATCAATGTGACTATATCAAATTTATTTATGATTTATGTAGTATCAACTGTAATGATCGCTACTATATAAAGTCCAACTCAGTTAATTACGTACATACTTTGTATACATTTGTATCTTAAATATGATGCAACTATGGTAATTTCGTGTTCATAATTAACTGAGTTGGACTTTATAATTTATTGAGGATGATCTGCATCTTTACTGACCATTGAGGCTGTAAAGAAGCAAAACAACAACACCAGCACCTACACCGAACAACAATCCTTTCATTTCATCGAACTCCTTTACATTGTCCTTGGTTTTCATGACAAAATCGGGTTTGTAGCTGCGAAGAATGAAATATACGAGCAATGCAACGACCAGTGCAACCATATATTTCATAAGGTTGTTTTTACCACCACCTACATTTAAACTGCCACCAACAGAGCCATATAAGCTTCCGCCGAGACCAGCACCAGAATCAGAAGCACGTTTACCAGAAGCTAATCCAGCCTTTGCATCGGCCAATGCTTTACGATTAATTTTTTTAATAGTTTCTACGTCCATTACATATTGTAATGATTTTTTATTATTGTTAAAGTCCGACAGCGATTATCGCCGATCGTATTCCCTAGCATCGTCATTTAGTACATATGCAGAATTGTCCCATCCAATGTGATCTACCAAATTCACAAAAGCAACTTTAAATCCATTTTTATGCAATCTTAATGCATATTCATATTCAAATAATTCTCGACGAATTTCTTCGTCAAACTTCCCAACCTTTTTAATTTTATGGAAATCCGCAATTCCTGGATTTAAACTAAAACCGGGCCACCACCATCCATGGTTGATATTCATCTTTTCTGAATCATCGTCGTCATAATATCTACTATTAATGTGCTCCATATCATATTGTTTATTTAATTCTGGTTTTACTGGCGAATCCTTATTATACAAATATTCCCATGTTTTAAATCCACCAATCGCATCAATTTCACGATGTGCTCCTTTTTTCGGATAAAATACAATCTGATCGGCCTTTCCCGATTCAAGCGTATTTAAAAACTCTTTAATCTTGAAATTATGTGTACAAATCCAATCATCTTCATAATGCAACACATACCGGGTATTGATGGAATCCAATAGCATGTTCAAACTACGAGGATGTCCTTTCTGGGCTGGCGTTTTCCACACAAATTCGAAAAATGGATACAACTTTTTCATTTCCTGACGATCTGCTTCACTACTATTGTCATCAATGCACACCCATCGAGTAATCGCTGTTTCCGCATCATCGCAATAAGTAAGGAACGAATTCATTGTACGTTTAAACAAACCAAGACGTTTACACGACGTAATGACAAATGTAACTTCATGTGACCGAGATGCATTCAATTTATTAATTCTTTCTGTTAATTTTTGAGCCAATCGGGGTATGTATACATATAAACCACATTTATTCCCATGATTGTCCCCTAGCTGCGCATAATTAACTGTTACAAGCTGTGATTCGTCACAGATTGTGTGTTTATAATACCCCAATGTATTAAATCCAACACAATTACTGGTCGCCATGCATTTTTGTTTCATGGTGGCAATATCGCTCGACGCTGCCGATATAAATTCAATATCACCGCCAATTGTATCTTTGTAATAATAAAATTCGAAATCGTCGTCGTCTATTTCTTCGATTTCGGTCGGAACCAAGGGCATTGACTTTCTATTGTTGCTAGCACCCCCGAATTTAGATATTATTGCATCATTGTCAACATTTACACCGTTTTGTTTTTTCCGATCAGAAAATTGATTCTCGTCGTTCAATTGATATGCATTCCGTTTTTCGCTATTTTTCTCTTTTGTGGTCTTTCCGATATGTAAACAACTAATATCATCGAAAAATCCTGATACCCATCCAGCTTCTTTATATTTACGGGCAAAAATAAGCTCAAAATGGACAACATTTTGCGGATAACATCCAAGATCCCCAAATATCCGCGTATTAATCATGGATGGGCGCAATGAATAATAGGGCCAGTATACATTGGTTCCCCGATTCGGATGGTTCTTGTGAAATTCGTGATATTGGGGTGTTCCTGGCTGATAATGTTCATGTATTACATACAATGGACGCTGAGAAGACATATCCGGGGTGGCATTGTCGTCATCAAATACATATAAGCCACCTGGGATCGAAATATCATCGAAATCTTCTGCATAATTGCGATTAAATAATATTTGTCCCAATTTTGGATTTTTGGACAGGATATCCATGGATTCTTGAACATAATTCCGTTTTGTCACAAAATGGAAATCATCTTCCATGTGTAACAAATATGGCGAATCAACTGCTTCCAATATCATATTCATACTTTCGGGATGACCTTTTTGGGCAGGAGTTTTCCATATAAATTCGAAAAATGGATACAACTTTTTCATTTTTTGACGGTCTGCTTCACTACTATTGTCATCGACACACAACCATCGGTCGATTTTATGAACATCAGTGCAACAATTAATAAAACTATTTACTGTTTTGTGGAATAAATCGAATCGTTTACAGCTAGTAATAGAAAACGTAACATTGGTTGGTGTTTCTGATGCCTCCGCCACTTTCGTCAATTCTGCGATTTTTGCTGCCGGATATTTACAAAAATCATCTTTTATTTTTGCTGCTGCCAAATTTCTGTAATGTACCAATGCGTCATGTAAATTTACTCCATTGGGTAAATGATATGGAATAATGGTATCCACGCATAATTCAGAATATAAATCATATGCGCGTGTATAATATCCGAGATTATAAGCAGCCTTTGCATGCATTTCGCGAATTCCGTAATCAAATGGCGGTTTTGTACAAAACAAATAATTGGGATCGAATTTTGCATCCAATCCATCGGCCGTTCTATCATATATTAATTTCCAGTCAACGTCACCGGCATTTGCTTTTTTACCTTGATCGCCGATCATGTATACACACATTTCATAGAGACCTTCAACACGTTTATTGGATGCACTAAATTTGCCGTCAGATCCTCGATAAATAGTAAAAGTGTCATAATAGGCATCGACGATTTCATCATATGATTTTTCTAGTCGTTTTTTACAGCGAGCAATTTCGAGCAATGAATAGTATTTTTCTTCAATCCATCCACCGCGTTTTATACGAATCCTGTAATATTTAATTGCATCGGCATAATCACCGCAATCCACACAACTTCTAGCCAAATAAAAATAATACCGAGTTAGTAATCCAGGATCTGTTTCTGTTTCGAGAGCCTTTAAAAATACATGCTTATCTTTTTTGTATTTATCGGCATCTTTGCTTCGAGAACCCATTCGACGGGATTGAATGGTACATCCTTGGAGCAATTCTACGGTTTTATTCTGAATTGAGACCATTTTGAACTTTGATGGCGGTGACACTACAGCATTCTTAGCATCAAGTTTCTCTTTCATGCGTTCTTTGGCACTTTTACGGGGCTTGATTTTGGATTTTGTTGACGACGATTCGGTTGTATCGGATTTCTGTGGAATTTCGACATATGCATCTATGTATTCGTGTAAAACACCACAATATCTCCATTTGTGCCGAACATTGACCAACTGAGGACGCAAATATTTAAAGTTTGTATTGCCATTTTCTGTAAATGACAAATTAAACATATCGGGGGATTTGTTTTGGGGAAATTGAGGGGTTCCAACAACCAAATCATCAGCATCAATAACCCAGATGTAATCGAAATTGCCAGGAGCGTGACGAGATGCTTCATCGAGTGCAATTGTACGATTTGTACCGAAATCACTCCATTTATCATTATATAAATTACCCGGAATATTGTGTTTCTTGAAATAATTTGTGATTACGTCTTTTGTTGCATCAGTGGATCCTGTATCCGAAATAACCCAATAACAAATATATGGTCTGATTGAATCAAGAGTTTCCGTAATGACGTGCTCTTCGTCCTTGACAATCATATTAAGACAAATTCGAGGTATATTCGTGTTCATTAATTATGAATTATTCTCTTATCCAATCACTGCGCCCAGTGACCTTAAGTATTTTTGCTTAATTTAATATGTCAATACCCACAAAACGGATGTTGTTCTTTTACAATGAAAAATCCAAATATTGTAATGAAATAATAGGTATTTTAGAACAAATAAATCCCAGCAAATTAGAAATGATATGTGCGAATACGCCGGAAGTACGGGATATACTTTTAAATGATGAAACCTATGGAATCACTGATATACCTTCACTGTTGATTATATATGTAAATGGAGACCATCATGTGTTATCACGCGCCAAACTCGATGAATGGCTTGCTGTAATTGTCGGTAATTACAACCAAATGGTGCAAGCAGCAGAAGAAGAAGCTCAACAACAGCAACAATTTCCAATGGGTGTAAATGATCAGCCTGTTCCGATTTCAAGTACAGGTCCACCACCGATTGGAGGCCCGCCGCCAGTCAGCCAACCTCCCGAGGCACCACATGTGACAAGAACACCACCTGGAGGAGAACACGTTATGTCCGATGAACCGGTGTCGCTCATCGATTTATCAGAAACTCCCGAAAGTGTGAAAAAAGTAAAAGAAGCAGATCCGGATGCAAAAATAAGCGTAAGTGCCGTTTTGGGAAATATGAAAAAACAACGTGAAGAATTAGAAGCCCAGATGGCACCACAACCACAAATGACACAATCTGATGTCAGACCTATGTAATCACGTCACTGGGCGCAGTGATTCGATTGGGAGCGTACGCTCCCAATCTTCATGAGTGAAACAGCGTACGCTGTTTCACGAAATCACGCTAGCAGTGTGTAGATTGCTGCACTCCGGCGCAAGCGCCTCCGTTTGCATCTACACCTGCTAATGTCATTTATTGAGTCCATAAAAATAAATAGTAATTTCGGATTTGCAAAATTGATTATATACAGCATAATCAATTTTTGAACTTTGGTGGTATGGACTCAATAAATGACAGTAGCGATGTTCGCGTGCGGAGGCGCTAGCCGGAGCATCGCTAGCGTCATTCACTGCGCCCAGTGATACGCCCAGTGATGTATTACCATAAATAATAATATGAAAACCACGATGGGCTGTACTTTTTGTCGATACATCGGCGTCCATCTTTGCATTTCATACCTGCATGACGCTTTCTATAGTTTTTACGGCGATTTGCGTCACCATGGTCTAATTTTGACCAAATACGCCCACCACGGGATTTCGGTACAGAATCTTTAAAATGTTGGTACCGTCGGTCCCCGAAATGTACTCGTTTTTGTTTTTTAGACACTGGATCCGTGAAAATCGCCGTATATTTTTTGGGATATGGTCCTTTTTTGAATTGAACATCGGCTGGTAATTTTGAGCGACTCGCCATTATGATTCGACAATTTTATGATTTTATGTGCATTAACTAATGGAAGCTAATACTGTTACTAGTATACAAATCGTTTTTATTATTTTGTTGATATTCGCTTCTGCGATTATGCAAACCATTTCTCTTGTAAATGTGGACAAGGCATCGAAATCTACCGCAATTACTGCCGATGAACTCAAAAAAACAAAAGATTTGCTGTTAATATCGATTATCATGCAATTTGTTGCCGTTGCAATATTCGTAGGTGTCGGAATTTACATGTTTACAAAACGCGCAACAATGACTAAAACTGGTACGATGCTTAAAATAGGATTTATTGCCGGTGTTTTTGTTTTATTGGTCGGTGGATCGATTGGAGCGTCTGCTGCCATTAATCTTCAATGCAGCAAATCTGATGCGCACTTGAAATCCGCATGGGATATGTCAATGATCAGTGCTTTAATAGGTATTATGGGTACCATGTTGACTCTTGTGGTATATGCTCTTCGCAAACGTAAAACAATAACCGAAAAAGCACGTGATTATTTAATGTATGATACCAAAAAAGAAAAAGTATTGAATCCGACAGTAGTACGAGCAGTTCGTGATACCAATACTTCAGATGTTCAGAAACTGCAAACTGCACCGGCTACAGCTATTAGAAACGTTGCAGCAAATATGAATCGTGGAGATTATAAACCAACTTTTTATCCATCCACTATGGACAACTAAAATGGTGCTTTATTCCCAATTATTGTATATATATTGATTCAATACAATAATTTTAATGCATGTATGCAAGTATCATTAGAATATTCAATTTTATAGTACTGGTTGCTGTTTTAATGCATGGTATACTGGGGCCTGATGAAAATATACGCGGATCCGTTAATAAAAGTTTTACAATTTTATGATGTCCATCATTTGCAGCACATCGAATTGCCCAATTCTGCTCAGCACTGGGATCGACACGATCATCCGCCAATAATAATTTTACAACTTCAAGATGTCCAGCACCTGCAGCCCATATAATTGCAAAATTATGAGGATCACTGGGATCGACACGCGGATCCTCTAATAACAGTTTTATAACATCAAGATGTCCTGCTAGTGCAGCATATATAATTATACTCTTACTGGGATCGACACGCGGATCCTCTAATAACAGTTTTATTACTTCCAGATGTCCATCTTTTGCAGCACATCGAATTGCCAGATTATGATTATCACTGGGATCGACACGATTATCCGTTAATAATAGCTTTACAATTTCAAGATGTCCATTTTCTGCAGCAGTAGTAAATTCTTTTTGTGGTGACGATGACATGTTCACAACAACTAAAAAAACTGGTACATCCCCCCCCCCCATATTTCACTTTTATTCAATTTTTGATACATATTGAATAAAAATCCATTTAATTACCGCCGCATGCTCCATTATATTTGCAGCTAGGCTGGTTGTGCTGACATTGAGGGCCAGTTGCATTGATGTTGCATGTATTCATACGACCGCAGCTGATATTCCAATCGGCTTGTGGTGTGAATACATAAGAGCTGGGTTGGAACAGCTGAGAAGCGGCAGAACCGGCCATTGATGCATCATATTCCGGCATATGATTTCGAAGAACGTTATGATTTCCGTGAACGCGAGGAACTGCGTTATTACAAGAATTTAAATTTTGGCGTAATTCAGCGCCAGGCTTGCTGCAACAAAACAAATCCTGATTGAAATTAAAACACGGATCGTAATCTCTCAAAGTGTAACCTAAACCTTCTTGGATACCCATTACAATATGTGAAGATTATCACTGTGAATATCATTGGATCCACACACAATTCGATTGGGGATATTCTATTTATTGTATACAATAACAATAATGAAAGATGACAACACTGCAATCGATCCAGAAATTAATTTCGTAAATTCGTATTCAAAAAAATTATTCGATTCTTGCGGAATTATCGATCCCAATTTTGTCGATCATCATCGTATTATCAAAAATATTGAGAAACCATTAAAATTATTGCTCCAAAATTTTATACAAAAATACAAAACATTAAATACCCCCAAAAATAACTGTATTTATGATTTTTTAAACAAAAACCATGTCACGGATTCTTATATCCGTGAATTATCTAAAGCAATTTTAGCAATATCGAATGATTGTCGAGAAGTATTGACCATAGTAACGGAATCACGATTAAAACTAGTCAAATTGCATTTACATGATATATTATGGCTAACCGCATCCAGAATCGATAAAAGTGAATATTGTGACGCGCATTAAAGTCCTTAATAGATGGTAGAACATATCAATAATTGCCATATTCGGGTCCCTAATTTGTCAACATTGGAATTGAGTGAATATGCAGTACAGCACGATGGATTAATGTTGCGATTTATATTACCATCACTAAAAACCCCCAAAATATGTGAAATTGCAGTAAATCAAAATGCACAGGCGTTACAATATGTGCCGTCGGAATTAAAGAACCAACCAAATAAGTGAATTTTATATATTGTTGTGACAAATATATAAAATCCGCACATTTATACAGCATCCTCGAGAGTAATTCTGCTATTACGACGCCGTGCTTTCCGAGCCTTTACCTGCACCGCAGGAGTTTTTAACAAAGAATCGATTTCTACGTTTTCAACAGGTTGGTTTGTTTGGAGTGCAGACAAATTAAGGGTAGTTTCATACACTGTTAATTGTTTCCGGATCGATCCGAGCCGTTGATATAATTTGAAATGCAGATTACAGCCCTTAAATTTCTTATTAGAGCATACATACTCGACTGTAATGTCCACCGAGCATCCTCCGATTATTACATTGCTAGTTTCTGTTTCCTTGACGCGTTTATCGGCCTGTGACATGAATTGATCAAGGAGGGTTTCTTCGAATTCTCCATCAAGGGGATCGATTTCCGACCAAAGTTCACTAAGTAATTTTGATGCATTTCCCCGAGTAATAAATTTGCAAAATGCCCGATATATTAATTTTTCATCTTCAATTGTTGTTTTTCCTACGAAACTCTTTGTTCCATTGTTTACAGTCATTAACCACGTAGAAGGTGACGACATTACATGTATGTTTGTTTTTATCGACGTTGTTGTGATGTGCTGTTAAAAGTGAATCGAAATCGGATACGGCAGTTGAATAATAATGTCGTCTCCGTCGTCGCCGTCTCCGCTTCAGTCGTCGTCACCGTCCCCCAAATTGGTAACAGGTAAATTGCATTTGATTATTGGTCCCATGTTTTCTGGAAAAACAACCAATATGTTAAACAAATTAGGAGTACTGTACGATATTGGTCATAAAGTAGTATATTTGAATCACAATATTGACAATCGCGATCCCGATGCTTGTTATTCTACACATTCTAGCATATTATCCGGATCAGTGTCGTCGTTTCATATGAAACAGACGGATTCAGATCTAGGAACACTGGATTGGGATAAAATTGTTACAGATTATGATGTGGTTGGGATTGATGAAGCCCAATTTTTCGGGTGCGCGTTATTGGATTTTGTTGAACATTTGGTTGACAACAATAAATATGTGTTTGTAGCGGGTTTAAACGGAGATTTTAACAAAAATAAGTTTGGATATGTATTAGATCTGATTCCTAAAGCCGACAAGGTAAATTTATTGTCTGCTTTTTGCTCAAAATGTAAAACATTGACAAAAGCGCCATTTAGTAAGCGAATTGTTGAAGGAAATACTGACAATATATTGGTAGGAGGGTCGGAATCGTATATACCAGTGTGTAGAGAACACTGGGTACAATAATTTGGCACACATATAGTGACAGCCATCGCTGATTTAATATAATTTATTGATTCAATTATATTAAATTATTAATGATATATTATAATATGAGCGATGAAGAATTCGCAACATTGAATTTAGAAGATATGGATTCCGATTCAGAATCGTCGGCATCGACACCCAAATCTAAGTTGTCATCATCCAGTCGCAGTGTTTCTGACGATAGCCGCAGCCATGCCCCCAATTTTAATGAAGAAGAAATAGCTGCCAATAACGATACCAATATTTTTGCCTCTGAAATGCAAGCATCATTTGTTGATACACAACAATCATATGGAGATATATGTGCATCATCTTCATCTCTTATGATTGCCGGAAAGGCAAGCAATAAGAAACGCGCAATTATGACCCATATATTTACTGAACAGTCTGAAGAATTTATGGTGCTATTTTGTACAAAAATGAGAGACCTTGGAAAGGTCAGCGACTCTCAAATTAAACAGTACATGAATGAAATAAAGAAAATCCCGCGATATTGGACAAAGAATATCGATATGACCATCGAAGTGCTCTTATTGAAACGAAAATACGGAAAGAATCCAAAAATAACCCAAATAAAAGAATGGGCTGCGTCTGAAAACCTAAACGTCGCAGATTTATATCGATATGTGCGATTTTATGGATCTTTGTAAATTGCAGAAAAAGTTTGTATTTTATAATGTCGATGGAAATTCGTGAATCGATTATTGATGATTTAGGAAATTTTACTGAACACGATATACGAATTTTAATGGACTTTTATAATGTACAAACCATGGACGAATTGGCAAAATCCATTTTATTAAAATATGGGGGGCAATCCTATACCGCAAAAATGAACCACAATGATCAAATGGAATTCTATATTAATGTGTTAAATGGGGAAACAGACGCGGTGAGGGCTATATTGGATGGATTTATGTGGGATGTAGACCCTAGTTACAATGATAATGAGGCAATTAAAGCTGCTGCAAATTTAGGACACACAGAAATTGTAAAACTATTATTAGGTGATCCCGAAGTCGAAAGATTAGTTGTAGAAAGTACAGAACCAGAAATTGCTTATAACATGTTGTTAGATTCTGGATTTAAGGAAGTATTTGTTAACACGGCTGGTATAAATTTACCCCCGGATGTATTACCTAAACATGTAGCACCCAAACTCGGACTTGGCAAATACAAGGATATGTATACAAATTAAACGGAAAAACTCAAATATAACATAAGAAAATTGATTATAATTCGCATAATCAATTTTTATGGGTTTTGGACACAATAAATGACTTTAGCGATGTTCGCGTGAGGGAGCTGAAGGCGACCCACGTGAACATTCGCTAGCGTGATTCACTGCGCCCAGTGATGCGCCCAGTGATGGAAAGGTATATTTTATGTATTCGCATATTCTTTTTTCCAAAACTGGTCCGATTTTCCGTTTCGGGGTCAATTTTATGTTTGCAATAAATCCTTTGGTGGGATTTTTTATGCTCTCGATCAAGGATTCAATGGTTGGATATTCGGTAGTGATTGCATTTGCAATTTGTGTAGAACATCCAGGGATTAATGACAGAATCTGCACATACCAATCATCAAGCTCTACTTTTTTCTTTTTAATATCCACATTGATAGATTCAGGGGCTTGGGTTTGGTTGTCGGACGCTTCAGGGTTGTCGATGCCCCATATTTTATGCTTTTCGATGCTTTTTGCGAGCTTTACAATCAATAGAGCACTTTCATCAATACTTTTTACACTCATGACACGCACCCCGTCACGTATTGTCATATTTGCGATGGCACCCCATACTCGATCGGTATTTGACACATTATATTTGAGATTTTCCAACAAATAAATGATTTGAGATCGATTTGCACCGGAATTAAATAATCGAGCTTTCTGCTCGCGGTACCGACCGTCAATAATGGATGCATTTAAATCAGATGCGGCTTTTCTTTCAATAATAAGCATATTGACAGACCCCGACCGAATTACAATGTCACCAATATGCAAATTTTCAGTCTGGAATTCAAATTTTAGCTTTTTGAATGCGGCAATGAGCTTTACTTCGGCCGGATCGATAATAATGGTGGACGGAGTTGTAGTTTTTCCCATTAATATGCGGATGTTTTAATATATAATGTTGTGGCGTTATTGACATTTATATATTATTAGGTAGATTTATCATTTTTTATAGTTTCATCATCTTTTTTATCTGTCCAATTCGGTGGATAAAATACGTTAGTTGTCATATCTCCAGTAGCTACCCAGCAAGCTAGATTTTTGCTTTTATCTGGTATACAATAAACCAAACCATCGTTTCCATATATTTTGTACGGCTTATCTAGACATTGGTAACTTGGGGATTTATCTGGATCGGGACCATTAATAGCTACGGCTCCTTTGCATGAGAATGGACAATAATTCACACCACTTAGATTATGAGGTGTCGGTTGTGGTGTGCATCCCTTACCTTGAGTAAGGTCAATTCTGTTAGTGTTTCCTTCCCAAACGTAGTCAGTTGATCTGTACTGTGCTTTATCGTTAACTAATTTTGGAACGCACAAATATTGCCCTCCGTCGTCGGTTATACAAATTTGTCCTGGGCATTTACATGTATGACCTGGACATTTTTTTACTTTTGGAGGGCATGAATCATTATCATTTCCGTTATTATTATCTGATTTTTTATGAGACCAATTTTTGGGATAATGGTCAGCACTCCCGGACTTATCATCAACCCAACATAATAAATTATTTTTTGGATCTGGTATACAATATGACTTTATGTCCTTATCAGGATCATAATACTGATATGATCGATTTTCACATGTATATGAATTTTTACCATCTATTCCTTTTTCGTTTTGGCACGGTTTTACTGGACAATAATGTATACCGGGGAAGGTGTTACCAGTCTGTTTGCATTTATTTTTGATATCAAATGCACCCATAGGGGACCATGTTCCCGATTCTTTTAATACTTTATCGGTATCTGCATATAGACCCGGTGTACATAAATATTGTTTATCATGTTTATCATCATAACATTTGTCTCCAGGAGTACAACGACCCGAACACTTACTTGAAGTTCCCCCATTTCCATTGGATGGTGGTGGTCCTCCAGTTGGTCCGGCTGCTGATGAATCGGTGCACTTACCGTCTTTACTGCATGTTTGACCACCGACACAATCATTGTCGCCTTTGCAAGAATCATCCTTTGCTACGCATTTCCCATTTGGATTGCAAGATTGATCTGATTTTTTACAATCACCTGGTTTACATTTTTTGAAAACTAAGAAATAGAGAGCGAGACCAACACCAGTACCAATAATAATTAGTACCAAAAACAATAATAATAATTTAGTGGCCGTTTCCATTATATTTACTAAAGATAATGACAACTGATTCATGGTGTAAAAAAACATATTCGGGTCTTAATAGGTATACACAAGACGGTCAAAAAGTAGATATTAATAATGTATGGGCATATAGACCTTCAAGTGGAAAACCAACACATATGTATTTAAACTGGCAAAAATCAAAAACGGAATTCAATTTATCACCGTCACCATCTACACAAGGTGGTATTGTAGGTGGTAGTGATTATAAACTTCCAAAATATACATTATCAGATGCCGGAGATTGTAATACTTTTGCAGGGAATGATAGTTGTACTCTCAATAATATGTGTTATCAAGCACTTATAACTCAGGCTAAAAATGATGGAAATGATCTGAGTAATATATCAAAAAACGAGGTTGTTGGTGTATTTACTAATAATCCAAATGGCAATTTTTCGCCTATACAATGTTATGCTAGTATTGTTGATAATAATATCAAAGGTACGAATGGAACTGTATTTGCTAATAAAGATGATTGTTGTACGGAAGGTAGTACTAATTTTAAAGATTGTGGTCCTGGATTTTGTATCAATTCCCCTGTCTGTAATTCCAAATTATTGTACCCAACACCTGATCCAACAAACACATCATGTACTGATAATAGTGATTGTACTAATAAACCATATACAATGTGCGATCAACAGACTAAAAAATGTTCACAACCAGCATTATGTACTGATCCAAAAAGTTTTGCAACAGAGGGATGCAGGAGGGCCATGGCAACTGCAAAAGGAGATATAAAGATATATGATGATTTTTATAATTATTTACAAACTAATGGATATTGTTATCTGGATTCTAAGGATGATAAGGGTGACTATTGTATTAGTTATCAAGGATATGATGGAATAACTGGGTATATGACAGACAAAGACAATTCATTGTATACAGATTGTATAGGTCCAACACCTTGTAAAAAATATAACTTTGTTACACATCCGGGTATAACAGGTCCAACATATTCCCCTCCTTCGCCTTGTAAGTATGATGACGAATGTAATATATTGGGAAATGTAAACTGTACACCAACAGACTGCACACCAACATTAAAAAACTGTACATATGATGAAAATTGTAACGTTATAGGAACTGTAAATTGTATACCGGTAAACTGTAGTACTAAAGGTGATGATTCCGGATCGAATTCAGGAGGAAGTACTAACACGGGTAAAACTGGAGGAAGTTCTTGCAGTTCTGATGATCAATGTCAAAGCGGGAATTGTTCTGGGGGAACGTGTCTATCAGGAACAACCGGATCAAATGGGAAATCCATTGGCAGTTCATGCACATCCAGTGACGATTGTACATCTGGATATTGTGATACTACTACAAGTAAATGCGCCACTAAACCTGCTAAAAACAATGGTACCACGAAATGTTCAAAAGATAGCGATTGCACTACCGGTGAAAAATGTGACACTACAGGTAAATGCGTCAAAAAAGGCGGATTATCAACTACCTGGATCATTATTATAGCTGTATCTGCGGGGTTATTATTGTTAATAATAATTGCTGCAGTGATTATAATGTCAAGGAAGAAGAAAAGTAACGGGGATTCAATGTTGGATGGATTACCACCATTACCCCCAGATGTATAAATTCTAATTTAACAAAAATTATAAATAAATTTAATATAATCACGTTAATAAACTATATTAAATCTAAACTCGCAACAATATGTATCAATAAGAATGATCGCTACTATATATTTGTGTAAATATTGTTGTTAAAGTTAATATCACGGATACAATTAATATTAATTAATATTAATGACACTTGATCCAAAACCTTCAAGTAATGG